ATCTGCATCTTAAGTATACACCACCGGATACCTCTTTAGAGATAGTAGATGGAGAGTTCATCATAAATGAATCAGAGGTAAAAGAGTTCCTGGCATTGCATGGATACTCAGGTTGGGCTTTACCGACTGAATATTAAGGACACAAAAATGGCTCTAACCGTCGGCACAGACACATATGAATCTTTAGCAGATATTCAGACCTGGAACACGGCCAGGGGATATACCGGAACGATAACTGAGGCAGATGTATTGAGGGCGATGGATTATATTGAGTCATTGCCATGGGCATCTTCAATATATTACACCAGGATTGACCCAACGGTGGTTTATACGTCAACTGCCCTGTGGTGGGATGCGGACCCACCAGACGGTGTTTTAAATGCATTGAGGCTTGCGTCACGAATGGAGAATGAAACGCCTGGGATCTTAATGCCGGAAACTGAACAACGAGTGGCCAGTGAAAAGGTTGATGTCATAGAAATCCAATACGAGCCTGGAGGAAAGAAACAGATGTTCCCGGCATTGTTACGGTATCTTCGGGATTATATCACCAGCGGCAGCGTGGTTAATGTGAGGCTTGCTTAATGTATTCCGGACTCCAAGATACAGCAACAGCCATGCTGAAGAACTTCGGCACAACAGCAACGCTTATCAAGGCAGTTCCTGGTTCATTTGATCCTGCTACCGGTGCGGATGATACCGCACAAGTCCATACCTGCGAAGTGTTTGCCGTGTTTGTCGGGGTATCAACTAAATACAAAGACAAGTTTACCATCGAATCAGGGGATTCAATAGCGCTTGTAGCACCAAAAGGAGGAACTTTTGTTTCACCTCCTGCCCACTATTTCCCTGGACAAGAAGTAATCCCAGAGCAAAACGACGTTATTGATGGATGGACTATTTTAGACGTTGAAGAAGTAAACCCGGCCGGAACGGTTGTTCTTTACAAATGCCATCTGAGGAAACAATGACAAGCTTTTCTCTGGACCTTGCAAAATTCGGGCAGAATGCCGTTGATAATGCAGATGAGTTTGTGCGAAAGATCGGGTTCGATTTACATAAAATGATTGTTGAGCGAATGCCAGTTGAAACAGGGCTTGCAAAGGGGAATCAACAAGTAAGCCTCAATTCCATGCCGTTAGGTTCCATTCTTGAGTTTGACAAGTCTGGAAATGCAACGATAAGCAAAGGCAGAGCAGTTCTTTCAAAGTTTAAGCTCGGCGATACTATTTTTTTGTTTAATAATCTGGAATATGTAGTTCCACTTGAGTACGGACATTCACAAAAACAGGCACCAAACGGCATGTTCAGAATTAGCTTCGCTGAAATTATAGATCATCTTGAAAAAAGGCAATCGGCAATATGAACCGCATGGACGAGGCACATGGCCTGCTTTCAGGGTTGCTTAATACATTTGCCACGGCGCAATCACTGGCCGTAAAATGGGAAGGAGTTATTGCCGATCCGTCAACAGCCACATATCTGCGGGAATGGTTATTACCCGGGCAGTTTGAGGGGCATCATTTAGGACCAGCCGCACCAAATGCCGGGCCAATAATTTATCAGGTTGATATCGTAACGGCAATAAGTGGATGGGGGGCTGCTTACGGAATCGCAAAGTTGTTTTTCGGCTCCCCGTATTTTTACAGGGGGCAAGCATTGAGCAATGCAGGAAACACAACGCGCGTTGTTATCCGGGCCGGGCAATCCGGTCCAGCAATGCGCGAAGACACCAAATACGTTTTACCGTTGTCCGTGACTGCACGGGCATACATGACAATTTAATGACAAAAGAGGTGCTACTATGCCAGTAACGACAGGACTTCAGACCGTGGGATTTGGTGCAAATACCAAAATCTCATATTTAGTACAGACAGCCGCAGGGGCTATTGATTCAACGCCGGAATGGACAGTTGTTCCATTTGCATCCGGTGAGATGACGGTCCAGGCGGAGCAGATGAACGATAACTCAATGACCGGGGATAGAAACGAGCTTGAACCTCGCTTAGGAACCGTAAACGGACAGATGAAACTATCCGGCAAATTCCGGCCAGAATGCTTTGACGATCTGCTTGAAGCAGCCGCCCAGGGGACGTGGGGTGTAAAATATGCACTTACCGGGTTGACTGTTACCGTTGCGCCAAGGTCAAGCTCTGTCCCGCCGATGGCAGTCATATCAAAAGAAATCTCACCGTTTGCATTAAGGGAAAGATTAAAATTTGAAATTTCAGTGTCGATCATCCGAAGGTATTCGTCTGTGTCTGAATGATAGATTTCCCAGGCTACCCGGCGCTGAGTTGACCCAACTTTTAGGTAGTCCGATCCGGTTGTGGCCGTTACGTCAGTATCCGAAACAACAGCCGTGCATCCTGTAGCGTTTCCGCATGTAACCGCAAGAGCCGTTACTGCCGTGACCTGGAATGATTTGTTGTTGCCAACAGCCGCGAAACCTCCCCAAGTTATAATATCTCCAACGGCTACTCCGTCAGTGACCCACGAACCGGTCGACCTGGTAAAAGTGAACCCGCTTGCCGCTGACGCAACGGTAACAGTCAACCCGGTAAGTGCATATTTTACACCCCACGTCCCCTGGGCGGCTGCCTCAAGCAGATCGTCAAAGCATTCTGGCCTGAATTTTCCGGATAGTTTCATTTGTCCGTTTACGGTTCCGGAACGAGGTTCAAGCTCATTTCTATCCCCTGTCATGGAGTTATCATTCATCTGTTCAGCCTGGACCGTCATTTCGCCGGATGCAAATGGCACAACTGTCCATACAGGGTCTGTATCAATGGCGCCTGCGGCTGTCTGTACTAAATATGAGATTCTGGTATTTGCACCGAACCCCACTGTCTGCAAGCCTGTAGTTACTGGCATAGTATCACCTCTTTGTTATTAAATTGTCATGTATGCCCGTGCTGTAACGGACAATGGTAGAACGTATTTTGTGTCTTCTCGCATTGCTGGACCGGCTTGCCCGGCCCGGATAACAATCTGCGTTGTGTTTCCTGCATTGCTCAAGGCTTGCAGACAGTGGGGTTCGGTGCAAATACCAGAATCTCATATTTAGTACAGACAGCCGCAGGGGCTATTGATTCAAATCCGGAATGGACAGTTGTGCCTTTTGCGTCGGGCGAAATGACGGTCCAGGCTGAACAGATGAACGATAACTCCATGACAGGTGACAGAAACGAGCTTGAACCTCGTTCAGGAACAGTAAACGGACAAATGAAACTATCCGGTAAATTCCGGCCAGAATGCTTTGACGATTTGCTTGAAGCTGCTGCCCAAGGGACGTGGGCCGTAAAATATGCCCTTACAGGATTGACGGTTACCGTTGCGTCAGCGGCAAGCGGATTTACTTTTACCAGGTCAACAGGATCATGGATAACGGATGGTGTCGCCGTTGGTGATATTATCACCTTTGGAGGGTTCGCTGCGGTTGGCAACAACGCATCATTCCAGGTCACGGCTCTAACAGCTCTTGCGGTTACATGCGGAAACGCTACAGGATGCACAGCAGTTGTTTCGGATACTGACGTAACGGCCACAACCGGAGCTGACTACCTAAAAGTTGGGTCAACTCAACGGCGGGTGGCATGGGAAATATATCACTCAGACACAGACGAATACCTTCGAATGATAGACACCGAAATTTCAAACTTCAATCTTTCACTAAACGCCAATGGTGAAATTTCTTTCGACATGACGGCAATCGGAGGGACAGAGCTTGACCTTGGCGCAAACATTGATGATCCTGTTTCAGGAGCTACATATGTCAACACTTCAAAGCCGTTTTACGACTCGTTTAACGGCACAATCAGCTTGGCCGGGGCCACAGGGATTTATTTCTCCAGTATGTCGCCAACTATTAATAACCAGTCAACGCCGTTATTCGCCCTTGGGTCCAGGTACCCGTTCGCAATATCCCATGGTAAAATGATGGGGGATATGTCACTGACAGCCTACTACACGGACGAGACAATCAAATCCAAGTACCAGGACGAAACAAGTCTCAACCTGAAAGTCCAGATCAAGTACGAAGATGAGGAATTGATTGATACCGATTTCCATGAGATCGAATTTCCAAGCACAAAGATTATTTCATTCGGCAGGCCGGTATCCGGTGCCGGGGAATTGGTGGATAACCTGACAGTTAAACCGTACAAAGATGCAACGTTGGCGTCTTCTTTCCGGATCAGGAAATACAACGCCGCGTAAACAAATAAAATTATGGTTTTCTTGCCTGGGTGCGTAAAAGGCATAGATGGGTATGCCCTCCCCATC